CTAAGTTTATATGTAGTCCCGCAGTTTTGATATTATCCAATATGGATATATCTGTACGATAAGATATTGAGCCCGTGAGGGAACAACTCAAGATAAAAGTTCTTCCTTACTGAAGTATATTTACCAATGAAATACAATATCAATTTAAGATTGATTAAAATCTTAAGTTGGATTGTGTTTTGGTGGTTCCCAAATGTTCCCGAAGCGAATCTTAAAGTTAATGAATTATTCATCTTTATTTATTCCAGTGTATTGAACCATGGTGTTCTTAAAACAATAAGAACAATCAAGTGTATGCGATTGCATTACACTAGATTTTTCTGTGGTCAACCACTGTATGTAAATAAGGAAGGAGTAAGCATTAACTCAAAAGGTTTACCTCGGAGACTTTCCTTTTTAATTAGTGGATTAGATGTTTCCAACGTGGAGCACCGAAGGTTTATCATGACCTTACTAAATATTAGTAGGGCCATGGTAGCCAAAAGTACTCCAAAACTTGATAGTATAACTACTAAGTCTTCCTACCAAGGACTTCCTAGCGAGTATAATTTTCAAGAAAGTATTACTACTTTCTTTTCAAAATTATATGTTGCTAAGAATGCTCTTGATAAAGATTGGACGTTTGAGAATCTTCACCATTCTAATAAATCGGGACCAGTGGGTATTGCAGGGTGGAGTAGTATACGAGATCTTGATATTCTCTTAAGAAAAGAAAATGAGTCTTTATTAGAGAGTATCATAGTATTCGGCGGTGAACAATTATCGACATATATGCAAAATCTTCAGTCTTCTTTTCTATCAAAATATAGTAGAGAGGCCTCAATAAAAGTGTTTAGCCCAAAAGCTAAGCATGATTATTTGAGGAAGCTCTCTGTTATAGATGATAAGGAAGGAAAATCTAGGATTATTGCTATATTAGATTATTGGTCACAAACCGTTACTAGAACTCTCCATAAGGATTTATTTCAAATTCTTAGAGAGATCAAGACTGATCGTACATTTACTCAATCACCTTACATTACTCCATTGGTTGGACACCAATATCACTCCTTCGATCTCTCATCTGCAACAGATAGATTTCCAATTGAATTTCAAAAGGAAGTCTTATGTTACTTGATAGGAAATGAAAAAGCGACATCATGGGTTAATATAATGGTTGGGAAAG